ACAATAAAGAATAAATACAATAAGAATGAATTAATAAGAATAAATAAAAAAGAATATATATATGTCATTTGGAATGAAATGGCAGAAGAACTTGGTTTATCAAAAATCAAAATGTTAACAGATAAACGTAAACGAAAAATTGATGTACTTTTAAAAAAATATACAATCGAAGAAATAACTGAAGCTCTGGAAAAAATCAAAGAATCTGATTTCTTACAGGGAAAAACGAGTAACTGGCAGATGACATTTGATGATTTTATTGAAGAACGAAAGTTCATAAAATTACTGGAAGATGGATATAAAAACAAAAATGAAAGTAAAGCAAGTGGTATAAAAACTGATAAAACTGGAAGGAAAAAAATCGATCTGACGGAAGAGGATGTAATGGATACTCTGAAAGGCTGGGGATTATAATGACATTAGAAGAATTTACTCAAGCTTTTGTGAAGTACCAGGAATATTATCCGGAGCCAGTAATGTCAAAAGAAATGAAAAGTATATATTTTTTAGGTTTGAAAGATCTGACAGTTGAGCAGCTTAACAGTGCATATGTTGAAATAATCCGGACAAGAAATTTTCAGAAAATGCCTAAGATTGCAGAAATAAGGGAAAATGCATTGGGAGAAACAAAGGAGCTAATGAATTTAAGAATGCAGATGGCGAGGGAAAAAATATTATTTGCAATCAGGAAATATGGAATCTATCAAAGTGTTGAATTTGATGATAAAGGAATTCATGCATTGATAGACAGTGCTGGAGGATGGCAAAAAATATGTGCTATGGAACAGAATGAATTTGAGGATTTATTCAGATACAACAATTTTGAAAAAATATATGGAGCTTATTGGAAACTTCCTAGAAATGTCAGTCAGAATTACCTGGGCCTTCATGATAATGGAAATGGAACAATGAAAATCAAATATATTACAAATTCTGACATAGGAGTAAATAATCAGCAGAATAACTTAATTGGAAATACTCACAAAATGATAGGAGAGCAGAAATGAAAGTGAAAAAACTGGAAGAGATTATAAAAGAAAACAAGCAGATGAATGCAAGATTCAAAAAGATTGAAAAAATGGAGCTTGAATTGCAGAAAGAAAAAGCTGAACTGAAGGAAAAAATTGGGAAAAATATAAAAATTATTGAAAAAATGAAAAAGGTAAACTAATGAAAGTCAGATTATATTACCGGCAGGGATGGGACGAAAACGGGAATCTGCATGAAATAAAAACTGCTTCTGTAGCAGAGCTAAGCAATTTCATGAAAAGAAATGGTGGTTCTGTGAATGGTTATAATCAGGGAAGTAGAATGGTTCCAAAAAGCAGATTACAACATTGCATAGACAATGTGAGCATTGAAGATTTAATGACTTTAGAGGAGTGATAATGACAAAGAAAAGTAAAAAACAATTAGTACTGGAAGAGCTAAGAGAATTTGTAAAAGATTCATTCAACAATTTTGATTTTCTGATAAGCCCTGAAAACTTTTCTTTGAGATTTTCGACAATTAAGAAACAGAGCAAACATTTAAGATTTTTTAGTGATGAAAACATCATTTTTTCAGAAATACTGGAAAATCTAGGCAAGGATTTTCTAAACGAGATGGTATATTTTCAAATGATACTGAAAAGAATGAACCATGTCTTTCAGAAAATAAAAGATACAGCATACCTTTTCAGGAGCGACTTTATAAGTTCTGATGTTATAGAAAAGGCTAAAAATTTTTATTATATCTACAACGAAGATGTTAAAAAGTTTGATGATATTTTCAGCGCATATTTATCACTGTATGCTTTAGCAAAGAAAAATCAGGAGCTTATAGAGTACAGAGACGAAAAAGGAAAACAGATTGAAGAAATGTACAATGAAGACAATACACTGATACACAAGTCAATTATTGTTTTTGAAAAGACAGAAAAAATAATTGCCGATAAAATTTGGAATGGAACTTTGGATTGGAACTGGAGGGAAAATGGCAAGAGGAAAAGAATGGACTGTTCAGGAAATTGAAGACATAAAGAGATTAAAATTAATAAAAAGATTAAGCTTAAAGGAAATAGCGCAAGCTTTAGGCAGAAGCTATGATTCTGTGAGCCAAAAGGCTTTTGAAATAAAGTTCAATACTAGAGAATACACTGAGCAGGATATAGAGTATTTAAATAAACTGATTTTTAAATCAAAACTCACAATAAAAGCTATTGCAGGAAAGCTTGGAAGAACAGAAGGAGCTTTAAAGAAGAGAATGCAATGTTTATTCGGAAGTACAAGTTTGAGAAAAATCAGGAATAATAAAATTTATTCAAAAAATATGAAAAATTATACTGAATCTGAAAAAGAATTCTTAAAAGAAAATTACTATGAAAAAGGCGGATTGTATTGTGCAAAAAAACTTGAAAGAACAATTTATTCAGTAAGAAATCAAATTCAGAAATTAAAAAGAGAGAAAGCGATTTTAAAAGAGCAGACTATTCCAAGATTCAATGAGAGTGTTGCCGGGTATGTAATCTATTCTAATGAAACGGGAAAAATTATTGAAAGATATGAAAGTCTGGAAGATTGGCATAATAAAAAAGGAGCTGATAGAAATTGAAAATAAAAAATTTAACAGCAGAAGATGTAAAGTTTCTGAAAGAACTGAAACATGAATTGAATACACAGGATAACAGAATGACTGCAAATCCAAGATTTTATCAGATACAGCATGATAGATTTGTTCCGTCAATTGATGGAGATGGAAACTATTTTGAAGCAGTCCGTGATGGAGAAAGTCTTGGAATATACACATATGACGATGAAGGACTGGAAGAGTTGAAAGATGTCCTGCTTGCTGATTATGATGAAGAATATTCAGAAGATGTTGAGGAAATCAATTCATTGAAATTAGAAAAACTGGACAATGATTCATTAGATTTAAAATGTTATCCAGGAGACTATGAACATGTATATTTAAATGCCTTTTTAACTGAGAGGGCCTGCAAGGAACACATAGAAGCAAACAGACATCATTACCGAAATCCAGTTGATTATCTGAGCTATGGTTTTAGAAATCCGGAACTGGAGAAAGTTTTGGAGATATTATCAAAAATAGAAATTATGGAGGAAAAAGAATGAGCTTAGAATTTTTAGAAAGTGTTGAATGCAAAGGAAAAGTAATAAGGGGTAAAATATATAACTATGAGGTTTACTTATTGGCCAAAGATGTTGCAGATCTGTTTGGCTATAAAAGTACCAAAAATGTTGTAAATAAAAAAGTTAGCAAAGAAAATATACTAAAATTTCCATTGGATGGAGTAAATGGAAATCAATACAATTTGATAAATATTAACGGAGTAAATGAACTGGTAAGTGGTGAAATAAAGCTGGTAAATGAAAAAAAGAAAAAGGAAATCATTGAAGTTCTTGAGGGAGTGATTGACTTTTTACAAAGAAAAAATGATTTTCTGATGGCTGAAAGAAACTTCGTGTGGTTTGAAAGTGAAAAAGAAAAAAGGAAATATATGGAAAAAAATAAAAAGCCTTTCTGGAAAAGATTTCTAGGAATATAAGGGGGGCTTGCATGTCAGTTAAAATGATGAGCTGGGAAAATCAAAAACTGATTTACTGGTTTATAGACTGCTTTGCTTATTATTTAGCTGATAAGGACATCAGCAATTTATCCAGCAAGGAAAAAACTGGAATATCTGATTATTATAGATTCCACGCTAAAGAAAAATTGAAGAAGCTTTACATAAGAGCGAGTGGAAAGAGCTTGAAAGGATATGAGCCTTTTAAAAATCTGAATGAAAAATTGGAAAAAAAGATAATTGAGGTTCTTGAAAAGAAATATACAAATAATAATAAAGCAAAAATAATCCTGGATTCATTAATGAAGTTTGTGATTGAAGAAATGCAGCTTCTGTTAATCAAACTAGAAGGAACTTTCAGCCTTGCTTTAAAGCTGGTAACAAATCAGGAGGCTGTAGAGTTTACTAATTTCTTGTTTGATTATTTCATGGATAAAGAAATTCCGATGTGGAATCAAATTCATGAACTTTATAAAAAACAGAATAACCGGAAATGGGTCTATTGGATGTTAAAAAGAAAGATATGTGTCATAACTGGAAAGCCAAATGCCCAGTTGGCACATATTTCAAAATCAGCGGGAGCTTTAGGGGGATATAGATTTGATGGTGGAATAGGAAATTCATATCTTCCGTTATCAGCTGAATGGCATCTTGGAGTGGATCATGGAGTAGGCGGAGGAAGAAAAAAACTAATGGCAAAGCTTAGAGAAATCTACGTTGAACCATTTGAAATAAAAACTGCAGAAGAGGTAAAGGAACTAAAAAAAGTTTATCCTGGGCATTTCAGGGCCTTTAAGGAGAAAGGAGTAAATAATGAGCGTACAAAGCAGGATTAGAAAAATAGAAAAGAAAAAAGGAATATACAAAAGAAGAAAAGAAAATATTATAAGATGTAAACCAAAAGAGCCTGAAAAAGTAAAGTTCTGAGGAAATGTTAAAAAAATGGGTTTTGACATACAGGAGGAAACTAAATGGGATGGAGATGTAGAAATTGCTATTGTAATGTATTTGATATTGAATATATTATGAAAAGAAATGAAGTGAAATTAGATAAATATCAGAATATTATAACTTTTTCCGAACTTGATGAAGAAATAGAACAATTCGTATGTCATAATTGTGAGAATTCAAGTGAAGATTTAGAAGACATAGCAGAATGGAGTGAAGAATAAATGACTTGTTATGAAGTTTTGAAAATAGTATCAGAAAAGGACAAAGATTGTTTAGAAAATGTGAAAAATGTTTTGAATGACGCATTAGATGGAAGCAAATATTTTAAAGTCAAGGAAATAAAATTTTTATCAGACAGTATAAAAATAGAATTTGAAAATGAACTTAGCTATGAAGAAAGAGATACTGAAGATGGGAAAGTTAAAACAAGTTTTGATATTGAAAAATTAGGATTGAAAGGTAAGGAAATGGATAAAATGCTTTTTGAGAGTAAATATATTATGAATGCAATAAGCAGCATAAAAAAACAAATTTTAGAACAGGTAGAAATAGTAAAATAAAGGAGAAAAAATGAATAGAGAAATTAAATATAGAGCTTGGCTCAAAGAAGAGAAAAAAATGGTTAATGTTTTTTTGATGTCTCTAACAGAAAAATGGATTGGTTATCAAATTTTTTATGAAGAAGAAAAAAAGAAAAAAATTGAATTTTCTGATTCTGAAAATTTTGAATTAATGCAATATACAAATTATAAAGATAGTAAAGGGAAAATGATATTTGAGGGAGATATACTGTTATCTTCAAATGAGAATGGCACTTTCTTACAATTGATTGGCTTTGGAGACAGTGAAAGGGATTATGACTGTATGCTGAAAGGATTTAAAATTATTGAC